GGTGATGCATTTGTAACACTTATCATTTTGGCTAAACAATTGGGGTTAACTCCTAATGAATGTTTAGAGGCAGCTTGGAATGAAATTAAAGACCGTACTGGTAAGACCGTAAATGGTGTATTCGTAAAAAATTAATATGAGCTTTTTCGCAAATAACATTAATAAAAAAGAGCATAGCTTGTGGGTGGAGAAATACCGCCCACAAACTCTTGCTGATTATGTTGGTAATGCAACAATCAAAGAAACTATCCAACAATATTTGGATAATAACGATATCCCACATTTACTACTCTATGGTAAAGCGGGTACAGGTAAAACTACATTAGCAAAGTTAATCGTAAACACAATCAAATGTGACCATATGATTATCAACGCATCGGATGAAAATAATGTGGATACCGTTCGTAATAAAGTAAAGAACTTCGCATCATCGGTAGGGTTTGCAGGGTTTAAGGTTGTGATTTTGGATGAGTTTGATTATATGACTCCAAACGCACAGGCAATCCTTCGTAACTTAATGGAAACATTCAGTAAACATTGTAGATTCATTTTAACTTGTAACTACATTGAGAAAATCATTGACCCGATTCAGAGTAGATGTCAATCATTTGCAATCATACCTCCAACTAAAAAGGATGTAGCAATTCAAGTAAGTAAGATATTAGATTCTGAAAAGATTACATATGATATTAAGAATGTAGCTGATATCGTAAGTTCATACTATCCAGATATTCGTAGAATCTTAAACACTTGCCAATTACAATCCGCTAAGGGAGAATTGAAAGTAGATAAAGCTATTATGGTTGAATCTGATTTCAAAACAAAATTAGTTGAAGCTCTTAAAGGTAATGATGATAAGAGAAATCTATATCTAAAAACCAGACAAATGGTATTAGATAATCAGATGAATGATTATACTGAAATGTATACATACCTTTATGATAAAGTAGATGAGTATGCGGGTGGAAATACTGCTAATGTTATATTAGCAATTTCAGAATCTCAATATAAGGATTCATTAGTAGTAGATAAAGAAATTGTTTTCGCATCTCTATTGATACAAATTATAAACAATATAAAATAAATAAAATGCAAAACGGACAACAACCCCCAATGCCAAACTTTAGCTTAAATGATACCAGAGATATTCCTTGTGAATGTGGTAATCTAATCTTTATGCAAGGTATGAGATTCAAAAAGGTTTCTCGTTTAATTACCGGTGAAGCTAAGGATTCAATCATTCCTATTGAAGTATTTTTATGTACTCAATGTGGTAAGTCATTACAAGAATTAATGCCTGATGAGTTGAAGGATAAAAAGGTAATCGAATAATATGGCTGGTAAATCATTATTTGACCATATTAAGGCGATAACAAACGAACAAGACCCAAAGTACTTTGAGCAGTTATCGGAAGAGGATAGAAAGAGTTGGAGTAATTTTATGATTAACCGATTTCTTTCTATGAATCCCGATTGGATTGAACTTATTGCATCTATACTACCTTTGACTCAATCACTTGAGCCAAAGGATATGTATAAGTTGTATATCAATGTTATCCCCAAAGGTAGATATTTTCTAAAGTATATGAAAGGAAAATCTGCAGAAAAATATGAAGATTTTGTAGTTACTCTCATAAAAAATGAGTACCTATGTTCTGAGCATCAAGCTAATGAATATCTTGAAGTTCTTTATGCAAGTAGAGAGGGTAGAGAGAATATTAAGTACATTTGTGAGAAGTATGGTGTAGAGAAAAAACAAATAACGAAGCTAAAATTAAAGATATAATATTTGGAAAAATGGAATAAAATTCGTATATTTGTACTATAAACAAATAATATGGCAAGAGTTTCATTTTCCCAATATAGCATGTGGAGTGGTTGTCCGCTTCAATATAAGTTAAGCTACATAGATGGCTTATCCGAATCAACTTCCAATATACATTCGGTATTTGGTTCAGCAATGCACGAAACTTTGCAAGAATATTTAAGTAGATGCCTTCGTATTTCTAAATCACAAGCTGATAAGAATATGAATACAAAAGAATTCCTCAAAGAAAAAATGAGAGAGTTTTTTGTTAAGGAATCTAATGATGGAGCAGACCCCATTTGTTCCAAAGAGGAGTTAGTTGAGTTTTTAGAGGATGGATATCTTATTTTAGATTATTTTCAGAAATCTAAAAACTTCAACAATTTCTTCTCATTAAAAGATGATGAGTTAGTTGCAATTGAGCAACCCATCAACACTAAGATTTTGGAAAATGTAAACTTTATGGGGTTCATTGACTTTATTGTTAGAAGTAAAAAGACAGGTAGATATCGTATTACTGATTTCAAAACATCTACTAAAGGTTGGAGTAAGTATCAAAAATCTGACCCAATTAAAAATTCACAAATCCTATTATATAAAAAGTTTTATGCTGAGTTAATTGGTATATCGCCTGATATAATTGATGTAGAATTTATTATCCTCAAAAGAAAGGTAGCCGAAGTAGAAGATTTTACAATACCTCGTATCAGTAGACATGTGCCAGCAAGTGGTAAACCATCAATCAATAAAGCATGGAAAGGGTTTAGTGAGTTTGTAGAAAGTGTGTTTGATTCGGAAGGTAAGTATAGAACCGATGTTGAGTATCCTAAAAAACCATCAAAGTTATGCCCTTGGTGTGAATTTAAACAAAGAGGAATTTGTGACGGAAAATAATTTTATATATATATATTTATATATAAATTATAATAACAATGGCAAACCTAAAATTAACTACGGTTAAGGTTATAAGAGAGTTATACGATACGGATTTTAAAATGGCTACAATTACAGGTGGTATCAATTTTCAAAAGCTCGTTAACAGAACCTTAGACCTTTATGTAAAAAACGAAAAATTTAGAACACAAGTGAACGACCACAAAGAGTTACAAATAAGTGGTTCACAATTTTAAGAAACAAAAAAAAGTTATGGCAAAAAAGAAAATTCTGTTACTTTCCGATGATTTACGAATGGCTAGTGGTATAGCCAATGTTTCCAAACAATTAGTATTAGGAACAGTCGATAAGTATGATTGGGTACAATTAGGAGCAGCAATCAAACACCCAGAAGCGGGTAAAGTATTTGATTTAAATGAAGATGTAAGAGCTAGAACAGGTGTAGCAGATGCAAATGTAAAAATCTATCCATTTGATGGATATGGTAACGCAGATGTTATTCGTCAATTATTGATGATTGAAAGACCAGATGCTATCTTACACTTTACTGACCCAAGATATTGGATTTGGTTATATGATATCGAACATGAAATCAGACAAACTACTCCCTTATTTTTTTATCATATTTGGGATGATTTGCCAGACCCAAAATATAATAGAGATTACTACGAAAGTTGTGATTGGATTGGAACTATTTCAAAACAAACTTATGGTATTACTAAAAGAGTTTGGGGATGGGATAAAGAAAAACATTGGACACCACCTGCTGATTGGCAAGTGAGTTATGTACCACATGGTATCAATTCGGAATTGTACAAGCAAGTTGAAGTTCCAAAAGATTTTAAACAATCAATTTTAGGTGATAAAGAATATGAATTCATCCTTTATTGGAACAATCGTAATATCAGAAGAAAACAACCTGTTGATGTTGTTTTAGCTTTTAATAAATTTGTAGAAGCTTTACCTGAAGATAAAAGAGATAGTGTATGTTTATTAATGCACACCGAACCTGTACAAGAGCATGGTACTGATTTACCTACTACAATTGAACATTGTTGTTTACCAGAAACAAATGTAATATTTGCAAATAATCGATATACCGAAGAGCAATTGAATTGGTTATATAATATGGCTGATGTAACAATCAATATCGCATCTAACGAAGGATTTGGATTAGCAACCGCAGAATCGGTAATGGCAGGAACTCCTATCATTGTAACGGTTACGGGTGGATTGCAAGACCAATGTGGATTTAGAGATAAAGGTACAGGTAAGTTATTAACTGCTGAAGATTATGTAGAGATTGGTTCATTACATGATAGACACAAAAAAGCAGGTGTAGTTTGGGGAGATTGGGTTAAACCAATTTGGCCAGTTCGTTCAACAACAGGTTCAGTTCCTACTCCATATATCTTTGATGATAGAGTTGATTTTGAAGATGTATCTCCATTGATTATGGATTGGTATAGAATGGGTAAAGAAGAAAGAACTAAAGCAGCTTTAAAAGGTAGAAACCATTTCTTAGGAGAAGGATTGTTAAGTAGAGAAGCAATGTGTAACGCATTAGTAAATGGTATGGAGGGAGCATTTGAAAATTGGACACCAAAACAAAGATTTAAAATAATAGAGTTATAGTATGAGCAAACCAACATTAGTATTTCAGGCGCCGGTAGCAACGAGAAGTGGATATGGCGACCATGCAAGAGATTTATTACAATCTCTATATAAATTAGATAAGTTTGAAATTAAAGTAATTAGTACTCGTTGGGGACAAACTCCGATGGATGCATTAAATTATGACAATGAATTTCACAAATGGATTCTTGATAATATGATTGGAAAAATCGAAGAGAAACCGGATGTGTATATGCAAGTTACAGTTCCAAATGAATTTCAACCATTGGGGTATTACAATGTAGGTATTACAGCTGCAATTGAAACAACCGCATGTGCGATGAATTGGATTGAAGGTTGTAATAGAATGGATTTAATAATTACTCCATCCGAACACGCTAAATTAAGTTTAATAGGAACGGTTTATAATGAAACTGACAGAAACACCAATCAGATAATTAGACAAATTAGAATTGAAAAGCCGGTTGAGGTTTTATTTGAAGGGTTTGATGAATTAGATTTTGGAACTGAGCATGTTGCGCATATTACTGAATTAGATTCAATCAAAGAAGAGTTCGCATTTCTATTCGTAGGACATTGGTTAAGAGGAGATTTGGGTGAGGATAGAAAGAATGTGGGAATGATGATTAAAACATTCGCAATGGCATTCAAAAACGAAAAAGTTAAACCTGCATTGATTCTAAAAACATCATCAGCTGGATTTTCAATTAGAGATAGAGAAGATATGGTTAAAAAGATTAGAGCAGTATTAGGTTCTGATTATAAAAAAGTTCCTGTTTATCTTTTACATGGAGATTTAACACAATCTGAAATGAATGGATTGTATGAACATCCAAAAGTAAAAGCAATGATAAACTTTACAAAGGGAGAAGGATTTGGTAGACCATTATTA